GCAGCCAGAGCGTCAGCAATTTCTTTCAGCGTATCAAGCGTCGCAGGACTCCCATTGATCAAGGCCGCGATGGCTGCGTCGGTGTAGGCATCAGAGGCGCTTTTGGACGTAGCAATCTTGCCGTCAACTTCCGAGGAGCTGTCAACACCGAGGTTGGTGCGAGCAGTCGAAACGCTGGACAGGTCAGACAGGTTGGACGACTTCTTGAGGGAAGCATCCGCTCCAGACTGAGCAGCAGCCGCCGCAGACGTCAACGTATCCAGGGCGTCCTGAAGTCCAGTGACATCAGAGATGCTGTGGGAATGTACCGCACGAGCAAAAGCAGAGGCGCTCTCGAAGCTGATGATCGTGCCGTCGGTCTTTTTGATGAACAGCTTGCCATCGGCAGTGTTCAACGCGATTTGGCGCAGAGGCAACTCTGCGGACGTTGGGACAACGCCAGCCGTGGCGCTGTACTTTAGAAGGAATTGATTGGCCATATAGGTTGTTGTTTACTGAGTTTGTCTGGGGAAAAGTTAAGGGGATACGAATGCTCCGTTGATGTAACTCCAGCCAATGCCGGCGCCAGAGTCTCCGATTGCGATTGTATAGCATCCAGTGGGAGGCGTCCAAGGCGTAACACCATCCCAAATGATGACGTTCTCTACAATGTTGGTTTCTGAGCTAATGACTGCGTATTCCATATTTAGAAATAAGTGGTCACAATAACAATTCCCTGTGCGCCAGAGCCACCATTTCCACCATTGCCGCTTCCAACGGTTGCGCCTCCACCGCCTCCACCTGTGCCATAACCAGAGCCGCTTGCGCCATTTCCTCCGCTGCCACTAGCAAAACTAGATGCACCACCACCACCCCCTCCTGCGCCGTTCATAATTAAACTTGTGGCTGCCCGAGTTGTTGCCGGCGTTGCATTCGCTCCATTTGCGACAGAAGAACCACCACCCCCAGCAGAAAATGTGTTAATAAAAGGATTTGTGGCGCCGTTGCCGCCATTAAATGCTTGTGGTGCAGTAGATATACCACCACCAGCACCGCCTCCGGTTGGTGCATTTGCAGATCCACTTCCTGCACCTCCAGTGCCCGTGATATTTGCTGTCCCTCCGGCGTTACTATTTGGAGCGCCTCCAGTTCCGGTTGTTGGAGCAGTGGTTCCACCATTTTGACCAGGAGTTCCTCCAGATTGGGCTCTAGCCAAAAATAGTGTTGGCGTGCTTGTGTTTGCAATTCCTGATGCCCCTCCAGTGCCAGCCACAGCCCCGCCAAAAATGGAACCAGTTCCTCCTGCCCCAACAGTTACAGCACATGTTGCTTCAAGATCAGAAGCGTTTACAAGAGTTCTACTATAACCTCCAGCTCCACCTCCGCTGCCCCCATATACAGCAGTCCCAGAAGCCGCTTTGCCGCCAGCACCACCACCATTCCCGCCAGACACAAGCTCAATGGCAACTTGAACCGCACCGGCTGGCTTTGTCCAAGTGCCGCTTGATGTAAAAATCTGTATGTCCACCTGAAGCGCCTGATGCTGATGATCCGCACGAGCAGCAAACTGGCTCAAACCAACGACTGGTGAAGTCGCTAGAGCAGCAGGAGCCGTCGTGGACAGCCCTGCGATCTGACTTGTCGTCAATGCGCCAATATCCGCAGCAGTTGGGAGCACATGCTGGTGGTCAGCCCTAGCTGCAAAGCTGCTCAAGCCCACAACAGCAGTCGTAGCCAGTGCTGCCGGCGCCACAGTAGACAGACCTGCAATCTGAGTGGTCGATAAAGCCCCTAGAGAGGCCACAGCAGCCGCTTTGTTTGCGGACTGCATGAAAGAGTCAATATCGGCTGAAACCGTGAGATTTGGCATGGCTAGGGTCGAATGTAGATGGATGTGCCGTCAGGGCGTTTGAACTGAGAAGTCCCGTCGGGACGCAAGTAGGTAAACGTCACCGGCGGAGGAGTTACTCCACCAGCCGTTGCAGGGGTCTTGGACCGGCGTCTGAGATTAAACCGAATCACAGGCCGATTCCTTGGATGATATGCAGCGAGCCAGCTCCAGCGGGAGAGATGAACGACACCGTGTCATCGTCCTGATCCTTGCCAAGAGTAATCTGGCTGTTTGGCAGCACCGGATATCCGGCAGTCGTTGCAGGCGTCCCAGAAGTAGCAGTGCCCACTCGAACATACACGATGGTCGCACCCAGATTGGTGAACACGAGCGATTCAGACGTGAATCCAAGTGTGATGGTTTGAGAAGAGGTGTTGGGCGTAACTGTGACGCCCAGGCTGTAAGCAGGTTGAAAAGCGAGGCCCATAAAGTTTAGTGGTTAACCAACACGATACCAAGTCTTGAGGATCGGCTCATACTTGAGCAGGAAAAAGCCGTTTGCAGCCAGTGAAGTAGGGGCGCCAATCACGTTTGCTCCGTTGCCAAGCACGGTCAACGTGCCAACGGACTGCGTGCAGTTTACCAGCACTTCCTGTCCTTCTTGAGCGTTGATCTCAGCAGGAAGCATAATGGATCCTGTGGCAAACCCGGCAGTGGGAGTAATGATCAGCCACGCACTCGCGCTTTCAGTAGCCACGGCAACACTCCAGCCAGTGGCAGAAGGCGCAAAGTACTGAAGCGTCTTTCCACCTAGAATCCCGCCACCGCCACTGCCAAACTCTTCATTGACGTTTACAATGAAGTCGTAAATGGACTGTGCCAAAATCCTGTAGTCTTGGCCGTTAACATTTACAGCAAAGTTTGTGGACGCTGTAACTGTGTCTAAAAGAGAAAGTCGTTCGATAGCCATAGCTAAGAGTTCTTGAAAAGCATCTGATCATTGGCCTCAACAACAAGCGGATTGAGGTTGGGCGTGTTAACAAATACCTGATCAGTGCGCTTGTATCCAGCCCCAAGAGGAAGGGTTTTCACAAACTGCTGTTCGTAAGGCATCGCAGCCTCAATTAGCAGTTGGTTGTAAAGATTTTTCGCGGTGATCTTTGTATCCGGCGATACAGATTTGCCGTAAGAAGGAGCAAGACGAACAGCAAGGTTAAGAACCAGTGCTTCATTGTTGGTGGTAGAGGTTTGAATCTCTTCGTCGATGTTGCTTGTCCCGGGAGTCGAAGGAAGCGGATAACCGATCTGAATGTTCATCGCCTGCCAAGAGGCCACCATCAGATCCAGGCGCCGAAGTGCGCTTTGAAGTTGTTCTGCGGTCAGGTCGAAAATGTACGACGCCAACCCGATCTCCTCAAACGCCTGCTCAATCACCTGTCTTTTGGTGTACATGTTACTTGGCGAGTGCTTCGTCGATTAGTTGAGCGATCTTCTTGTCAGAAAACCGGCCATCAAACTTGATTCCAAGCTCTGTAGCCTTGGTTTCCAGCTCTTTCCTAGTAGGAGGAGCGTTGTCGTCAGAAACAGGCTCAGAAACGGCAGTCTTTGCTTCGATGGCGCTCTCAAGCGAGTCAAACCAGCCCTCAGAGAGTTTTTGGTTGTACTGTTCCTCGTTTAGGACGCCTGCAAAGTCGTAGGTTCCGTTTGGGCGAATGTATTTGCCCTCTGCCTTGTAAACGAGTCGCGGGAAATCACTCATTTCTTGAGCTTTCCAACAGGTTTTCCGGCAGCTTGCTTTGCCTTGCGAGCAGTGCTAAGGGCGATTGCCACAGCCTGCTTTTGAGGGTAGCCACGTTTCATCTCCCTGCTGATGTTGCTGGAGATGGTCTTCTGAGAGTATCCTTTTTTCAGCGGCATAAACACTTGATACACAAAAGGGGAGGGCAGAGTCAACCACCCTCCCCTTGTGCAGTGCAGGTTAAACCTGGCCGAACAGGATGATCCCCGTCATTTCAGGCTGCTTGTTCACGACTCCGAAGAGCGTGTCGAGCCGGTAGCGGGTCTTCATCGTGTTGATGTCGTACTGCTTCTGCATGACCAGTTCAATGCCCTGATCAGTGGAAGCACGCATGACGTTGGCGCCTGCGTCCGCCGGAACCGCATAACGGCCCGGGAGGATTTCGATCGCATCCTTCTGCCAGAAGCAGTTGATGGGAGCAGCAGCCGTGTTGAGGAACACGATGGCGCTGTTGGACGCCTTGGTGTTCACAACGCAGTTCTGGTACTCAGCCGAAGCGGCGGAAGCGACCTGGTTGGAGATGATGGGAGGGCTGATCACCATCTGGGTGCTGTTGGTCACGCTGATGACGCGGAACGTCTTAAGCTGGCCGGTGTCACCCTTGGTGATGTGATGGACAGCGTCCACCGCAGCAATCGTGAACGCATCGCCAGCGGCAACGCCGGTCGTGCTCGACACGGTCACCGTCTGGTAACGGTTGTCCACGTTGAGACGTTCAGCGGTCGTGGGCGAGCTGGTGATCGCTTTCGGGATCCAGTAATTGCCGGCAGAGTCGCGGGTGTCGATGGTCACCGGAGCAGCGGGAGCGGCAGCGGCGATACGGTTCGCGTAATCGAGCTTGAAGGTGCCGAAGCTCGCGATCTGGCCAATGTAAGCCCGGTCGTAAGCGGTGAGCGCCTTGCCCTGAAGCGTCTGACGACCAGCAAGGTTGTTCGCCATGCCGTTGTAGTCGCGGGTGGAGAGCGCCAAATAACGATCAAAGTCGTTGACACCCTGCTCGTTGAAGATGGCTTCAACCTGTGCAACGTCGTCAAACCCGGTTGCTGCGGAGAGACGCTTCACGACGAGCGTGCCCTGTGCGGACGCCACATTGAGAACAGCCACGTTGATGTCGCTCGCCAGCTTCTGCTTGGCGGCGTCACCAAGGCGCTGCTCTTGGAGAGCGTCACGGAGTTCAGTGGCCGTCATGATCCACGGCACAGACTGGTTGTACCCGATGGTGGCAGGAACCGCCAACTGGACGTAGTCAGTGAAGTTCGCAGTCATATCGGTCCCGGAATAGGACTTGGCGATGTAAGGCTGCGGCCTCCAGATGACGTTGTTGGTGCGTTCCATCATCGTCTGATCCGTGTTGTAGATCGCGACGTTCTTGGACAGGACAAGAGCGTCCTGGAACCCTTCAAGAAGGTTCTCAAACGCTACCCTTTCTTCTTTGCTGAATGAATTAGCCATATGCTAGTTTTGTTGAGCTTTTAACTGACGTTTGAAAGCGAGAACTTTGGTGAAGTCTCCGGTGCGTGCCGCTTCATCACGCAACCGATCAAGCTGAACGCTCGATGTACTGAGACTACCGTTGCCGTTGATCCGTTTTTCTGGAGGTGGAGCTTGTTTCTTTGTCACAGAGAGTTGAGTTTCAAGTTTTGCAACCGCAAACGCGAACTGCACTGGATCAGAAATTGCAGCCAGTTCCTTCGCCTTGTTTGGATTTTTGCCAAGGGCATAAACCATTACGGCTGGATTCTGCGCTCCCTGAAGAATGATTCCTTGTTGCGTTACACTCAGTGTTCCAAGAACAGTTTCTTCAGCATCAACAAAGTCAGATACTTTTAAGCCAGTCTTTGACTGGTTATAGTTCTCCAACTTCTTCTGCCAAGTTTCCTGTTCAGCCTGCTGTTTGGCTCTCAACTTGGCTTCAGCCTCTTCAGACTGTCGCTTTCGCTCAAACCAACCAGCAAGTTCTGTCTCGAACTTGTCTGAATCGTAATCGCAGTCTTCAAGCGTTGGTTTCTTCCCCAGGACAACAGGACTTTGCTCTGGTGCCGGCAAAACCGCTTTTAGACGCTCCTCAAGCTCACGTTTCTCGCGTTGCAGCTCTCGGTTTATTTTTCTCAGGTTACGCACCCATTCAGGTGCCTGCTTCTCTTCCTCCTCGGGGGATGGCGATTCCCCAGCGATAGTCACCACATCCTCTTCCTGAATGCTCTCGGTCTGTTGCTCAGGCTCCGCCGGGGCGGCCTCTGGCTGTTGGACTTCGATTTCTTCAGGTTCGATTGCGATGTTGCTATCTTCTGCCGTGTTTGTGGTTTCCATATGTACAAAAACTTTACAGTAACGCAAGAACTATTGCGTTGGCTGTGTCGATTGGGTAAGTCGATCTGCAAGTGCAAAGATCCGGTCCTGATCCGTTGTGCTAACCTTTGAAAGTGTTTCAGTGGTCTTCGCCCTCGATTCTTCTGCCTTGGCCACAGCAAGAATGCTGTCTGCCTGCGCTTTGGAAGCCCGTGCAATAGCCTCTTCACTGGCAGCCTGCAAGTACTGCGCCTGTGGATCCGGCTTGGCATTTTGCGCTTCAACAGCCAGCTCCTGAGCTTCTGTGTCAGTAGGCTTGACGACACCCATCCGAAGCAGCTTCTTGCGGAAGTAGTCGCGAACATCACTGATCCCTTCGCCCTCCATGTTCAGCATGGCCATGGCACTAAGCACCTGAGTCATCTCAGGATCCTGAGTGAGCGTCATCATGTCTGTAAGGGAGCGAACGGTGGCCTGCCGCTTGGTGGCGCTACTTGGGCCAACCACCACTTCAACGTCGTAATCCGCATCAGACAGATCGTTTTCGTACTCAATCTCGCCTTCTTCGTTCACCACCGGCTTCATCAGTTCGACTGACTCCATCTTGCCACTCGACGCAATCGCCTTCATCTTCCGGCCAGACTCAAGGAAG